CTATTTGAAACCCCGTGTCCGTATTGAACCCATACAACTCGCCGGTATACGTATTGAATATGCGACGGGATTCAATGGGAAATTCATACAGGATAATAAAATAGGATTAGGCGCTATAATAACTATGGTGCGTTCTGGAGATGTGATTCCCTATATTAAATCAGTTACCGTGCCTGCAGAGAATGCAAAAATGCCTCTAGTGCCATATAAATGGACGGATACTCTGGTAGATATTGTCCTTGAAGATGCGACCAGCGATAACACGGTTCTCGAAAAAAACATAACTAATTTCTTTGTGACATTAGAGGTAGATGGTCTTTCGTCGGGAAATATCAAGAGGATGATGGCTGCAGGATTGAGAAGCATACCCGCGATTTTGATGTCAAATAAATCGGATTTCGAAAAAGTGGAGGGATTCAAAACGAAAATGGTCGACAAGATTTATAATAGCATTCAAGATAAAATCAAAAAGGCATCACTTTTAGATATTATGATTGCGTCGGGGAAATTAGGTCGCGGGTTGGGGAAAAAGAAAGTTGCACCTATTTTGGAGAAATACCCCCATATTTTGACCCAAACAGACCCCGACTCTGAAAAAATCCGCATGATAAAAGAAGTGGACGGAATCGGCGAGAATTCCGCGAAAGAATTCATAGAAAATATCCCCCATGTTCTCGAATTCTTGAAAGCTTGTGGCCTAGAACATAAATTATTTGAAAATCGAGAACCTCCCCCTGCAGATATTCGAGAACCGATTGATAGTCTATTCTATAAGAAAAGGGTCATTATGACTAAAACGAGGGATAAAGCCGTTATCGATTTCATCGAAAAGAATGGCGGAATATTGGAAGATAGTATTAAAAAGGATACCTTCTTATTAATTGTGAAATCCAACGAGGATACTTCTTCCAAAACCGAATATGCGAAAAAGCATGGCATCCCAATACTTTCGGTAGACGATTTCAAAAACAAATATCTATAAGAGAATTCGAGAACCTGCGGAAGGATGGGGCGAAGCCCCCATAATAAATCTATATGACAGCTTTCTTGGTTCTCCTATGACCATACCTATCACGTGCCTTTTTTGCTAGTTTATATGCAGTTCCCTTATGATTACACCCTTTATCTATTATATGAAAATCTATCGCGGCGGCGTTGCCGCTGGTTAGGGCACTGGCTAAACGGGCTATACCCCAAGATGCGGCTGTTTGGTTTGGTCGAGAACCTGAAGAAAAATAGGCACCCTCTCCTTTATTTACGATTTTATTTAATGCCTTCATAGAACAACCGGATGCCTTGGTAAGTTCTCGACTTGGTCGAATATTTTCTATATGATAAATACGCTGGGCGTTTCTTATATGTGCCGATTTCTTATATGGATAAGAGTCGACTTTCTTACGTGTATAATAAATCCCTTTTTTATATAAGGTTCTCGATTTCTTCAATTCGTTCGCCTGCTTTTTCATATCCTTTCTCGATAGCATAGTGGGAATATATCTTATGGGTATTTTCATTATATATTATATAATATAATGAAATATAGTAAAAAGGTAAAGTGAAAGATTTCATATCTATTTTTTCTTATTATTTTTACATTTTTTGGTTTTTCTATTTCTTTTGTCACCTTTTTTTATATCAAAATTAAATGGTATAAGATTTTTATCTACACCTAATTTTTCACGTGCGACTGCTGCTTGTTCTTCAGTTTTCTTATTTATTTTTCTTTTTTTACTAGAAGACGGATTTTTAAATTTAAATTCTCCCTCAAATTCTATATAATTTCTATCTAGGTTGCCTTTATGTGCAGTTATGTTATCGCCAATATGATAATACTGTGTCCGTTGTGGAGGTGAATCATCACGTATATAAAAATTACGCATTGTTTTATTTTTTTCATTTGATTTTTGTTTTGATTTTATTGTGCGTTTTGGTGACATATATATAATATATTTATAATATTTCTAAATAACATAATTGTCAACATCCTATCTAAATGCGATTATAAAATATACTTTTTGAAGTAGTTTATAAATCATTTCTCTATAAAATATTCTATTGTTTTTATAAGACCCTTTTCTAAATCATATTTCGGTTTCCAATTAAGTATGGTTATCGCCTTTGATATATCCGGTTTCCTATTCGTCGGATCATCCGCAGGTAAATCTTTGAATACTAATCTGGATTCGGATTTCGTCAAACGAATAATTATACGCGCCAGCATTTTTACTGTGAGTTCATACGGATTTCCAATATTCATTGGAAATACGTAATTAGACGCCATCAGTTTAATTAACCCATCTATTTGGTCATCTATATAACAAAAACTCCTCGTTTGTTCTCCATCGCCATATAAAGTAATATCTTCATTATTCAATGCCTGGTTTATAAAATTCGTGACGACTCTGCCGTCATTCTTATCCATTTTCGGACCATATGTGTTAAATATTCGAACTATCCGTACATCTAAATCAAACATATTACGATATTCAGTTACTAATGTCTCCGCTACTCTTTTCCCTTCATCATAACAACTTCGTATTCCCACTGTATTCACATTACCTCTATATGACTCTGGTTGAGGGGTAACTTCTGGTTCTCCATATATCTCGGATGTAGATGTTTGTAAGAATTTCGCCTTTTTGGTTCTCGCTAATTCTAATACATTCAATACGCCTATAAAATTCACTTTTAGAGTATTTATCGGGTCTTTCTGATATTTCGGTGGAGATGCAGGACATGCTAAATTATAAATTTCGTCTATATGACCGTCTATCTCTAACGGCTCGATAATATCGTGGTTAATAAAAGTAAAATTCGGGTTCTCGAATAAATGCATAATATTGGATTCACTCCCAGTAAATAAATTATCTACGCAAATGATTCTATTATCTGAAATTAATCTCTCACATAAATTAGAACCTAAAAATCCTGCACCGCCAGTAATTAATATAGTCTTCATATATTATATGTCTTCGATTTTATCTATATCTATATCACGAATCTCTATATGACTAATCTCTATATCACAATTTCCAATGTAAAAATATGCATAATATATTCGCATACCAAGTGTAGTTATGTCCAATAGAATCATTGGACCGTAATTCACTATAAGCGCTATATTCTGATTCAATAACCCATATGAAAGAGCACATGTAGTTGCGATCAAAATCAATACCTTCTCTGGTATGTTATATACATTCGCATTCTTATTCACATAATTCGCATATAATTCGGGAATATAACATGTCAAATATAAAAATGATGCTACATACATTACACCTTTGCACATTTAAAACGCCCTCCCGTAGGGAAGACGCAAAAAAATAAACAAAAGGTAATTGCGGATTTCACGCCACGATATGCTTATCTTCCAATAAAGGAGTATCACAATCGTTCATATTCTTTGGACTAAAACATTCTGGTCTTCTTTTTCCTGATTGTTGTAATTGCAGTAAAAGTAGAATGTTTTTGGAAGCGTTAATATCTCTATCCATACAGCATAATTTACACTCGTTGAGTTTGCAACGGATTACACTATTGATTTGAGATATTCTCGCTTTTGTATATGTTCCATCTTTTTTCTTTCTTATTACTTTATTTTTGTATAACTCTATTGGACTTTTACATAAATTACATGTTTTACTTGTTCCCCATTCATCTATGTCAATAACATCACAGTATTTTCTTAATTCGTGTTTGAATTTTTTTATAGGTGCAGTTGGATGTTTCTTTACTAATCCATGTTTCTGTGAAAAATCACCAAAACCCACTAATGTTTTCTTATCTTCAATAATACTCTTACATATTTTATGCATAGTTGCCTTACCACGACAATACGACCTAAAAGATAATCCACGAAAGTTCTTGTAAAGATGAAATTGAAAAATAGTATTCAAATGTGGATATACATATTTGAAATAATTTGACATTTTATGTAGATTCGTTGTTTTAAAACTGGGAATATTTCTCCATATTTCATAATGTTCCCAATTCTTATACCACATTTCTCTTTTCCTACATGAGTATTTCATTTTACAATCATTTCTATAACTCGGTGTTGTGGTTTCAATTACTCTACCAGTATCATTACAAGATGTTTGTAATGACCTAACACCTGGGTCTATTCCAACATATTGTTCGTATTTTATTTTTTTGACATCTTTCGGTTTAGGTTGTTCCATTTTTGGTTTTCGTAATCTAATAACTGCTATTTTACCATCAGTAAAAATCGCATTCGCAAATTTTCTTTGTTTGGTTTCAAACTTTTCTATTTTGAAAAACTCATACCAATAAACCAATTTATTTTCGTTGAAATCAGGAACAGGTTCTTTGGTGAAATAACCGATAATATCTTTTAGACAACTGCTACAGATTTCTATAGTAGAAAGTGTAAATGAATTTTTAGTAGGCAATAAATTGAATGTTCTTATATGTTTGATATTTGGATATTTTTCAAAAGTGGTTAGTATCTTGTAATAAATTTTGATGAAATGCGATAAATGATTTTTGATATTCATTTCTGTTGGAGGATATACCAACATTTCACGCATGGATTTTATGAAAAAATTATTTCCAGTATATTCGTTTGTATAAATATCCTTTAACCATCTGTATATGACAGATTTTCGTGTTTCTCCTGTTTTTATTTCCATATATTTATGAAATCGTTTATAGAAATTCAATTTCAAATGGTTTTCTGTCATCGTCATTTGTTGTTTATTCAAATTATTGATAAGATTACCCATTCTATCTCTGAAAGGTAGTTCACCTAAATGCTCGTTATAATGTGAAAAACTAATATAAAGTTCATCTGTAGTATCTACTTTTTCTTTTCGTTCTTTCATTACAGAAACTGCCGAACACGCTTGGTAAAATAGATTCTGTGTGATTTCTGGAAGAGGTTTCTTTTCTTGTATAAGACGAGTAAAATGATAGTTTAACAATTGGTAAGATAAAAAACATATTTTATTAATATTCAATACGATTTCCTGTATACCTCCATTCAAAAAGTTATTTTCTACTAAACTATTGAAAGTGGTTTTCACACAGGTAAATTCTGTATTTTTATTTGCTTCTTTTCTTTCTTGAACGTCTTTTCGTTTTGTTTTTTCTTTTGGGGGGTGGTTTTCATCTTCCTTCTTTTTCTTTCCCATATAAAATACCTAAAGATAATTCGTTTAAGTATTTTACGCAATAATTATTATAAATAATAAAAATTGATATAAATTTATTTTGATATATAATATGTAAATTATGACAGAAGAATTTATTCAGAAAGCGATAGAGGTTCATGGAGATAAATATGATTATTCCAAAACAGAATATGTGAATAATTTGAAAGAAGTAATTATTATTTGTAAAGAACATGGAGTATTTTTACAATTACCAAAAATACATAAAAGAGGTGCTGGTTGTTATCATTGTGGTATTAATACATTAATACAAAAAAAACAAAAAACAACACAACAATTCATAGAAGAAGCAATATTAATTCACGGTGATACATATGATTATTCCAAAACAAAATATGTAAAATCAAGCCAAAACGTTATTATTATTTGTAAAATTCATGGAGTATTTTTACAAACACCAAGCAATCATTTAAGAGGTGCAAATTGTAGAAAATGTGCATTTAATATGACTATATTTTCAACGGATGAATTTATACAAAAAGCCAAAGAAGTTCATCAAGATATGTATGATTATTCAAAATCTATTTATACAAAAATGACAGACAACGTTATTATAACTTGTCAAACACACGGTGATTTTGAGCAATTGTCTCGCGTACATTTACGCGGTTCAGGATGTAAAATTTGTAGTAATAATTACAATTCAAATACATTTGAATTTATACAAAAAGCCAAAGAACTTCATGGGGATACGTATGATTATTCAAAAGTTCAATATAAAAACGCAAGAAGTGAAATTTTAATTATATGTCCAATTCATGGAGAATTTTTACAAACTCCTAATAAACATTTATGTGGAAACGGTTGTACAAAATGTGGTCGTAATATGACTATATTTTCAATTGATGAATTTATACAAAAAGCCAAAGAAGTTCATCCAGATATGTATGATTATTCAAAATCTATTTATACAAAAATGACAGACAAAGTTATTATAACTTGTCAAACACACGGTGATTTTCAACAAACACCAAGTAATCATATAACACATCGTCAAGGTTGTCCTATATGTATTAATAAAACAGAAGCAAAAATATATGAAAATATAGTTTCAAATTATCCAAACTTACAACCACAATTCAAACAAAATTGGTGTAAAAAAATAAGATGTTTACCATATGATTTTTGTATTCCTGAATATAAAATTATTATTGAATTAGATGGACCACAGCATCACAGACAAATTTCAAATTGGTCATCACCTGAAGAACAATTTGAAAACGACAAATACAAAGAAGAATGTGCGAATCAAAATGGATATTCAATAATTCGTTTATTACAAGAAGATGTATTTTATGATAGTTATGATTGGGTAAAAGAATTATGTGAAGCAATTGAAGAAATAAAATCATCCAATGAAATAACAAATATATATTTATGTAATAATGACGAATACGACCAATTTTAGGTCGTCGTATTTTCATTCTCTAACTTCTCTTTCCGTTTCAAATAATAATTTCTTCGCCATTCTTTCAATTTCTCCGGATTTTCAGTTTTCAATTTTTCCACATAGTTTTTTGTTCTTTCTTTAACAACCTCTTTATTATTTTCGTAATATTTTAGATGCCGATTATTATTCGTATATTTTTTCAAATGCTCTTCTAATTCCATTATATATTTCTCCATTTTTTCTATTTTTTCTTTCAAAGCAGTTATTTCGTCAGTTGAATTCATACTATAAATAAGGTATAATATGAATATATTTTTAAGTTTTTTATGTTATAATCTTATATGACACATCACAAAAGCGAAGACTATAAAGAGTAAGCAGTCAAATATTATTTGATTGAAGATAATACTCAAGAAGAAGTATGTAGAGTATTTGAATGTTCTCGGCGTAGTTTAATGCGATGGGTAGAACAATATAAGAAAAAGGGAAATATTCAAAGAAATAATAGAACTCCTATTGCATACAAAGTAAAACGATAACATATTCAATTTATCAAAGATGAAATCACGAAAAATAAAACAATTACAATGGAAGACCTACTCTTTTTACTCAAAAAGAAATATCCAAGTTTATCGTTAAGTAGGTTTCATTTAAACCGTGTTGTAAATGATAATAATGTTACACTAAAACTAACCAGAATAAGACATGAACCTACTCATAGATGGGGAAGAAATCAATTATAAATTAGATGAATTCTATAAAGAGATTGGTAAATATAATATAGAAGATATTATTTGTATTGACGAAACCAGTATAAAATCATTACAAAAGAGAAATCACTGCTATAGTCAAAGAGGAAAACGATGTGTCATAAAGACACAATCGCAAGATGTATTCACGAAACGCAGTGCCTTTGGAGAAATATACTGGAATATTTGCGATTTCTGTAAATGGTGTAGAAGGATGGGAATTATATGAAAAAGGTGGAATCAATACAGAAAGATTAGTAGATTTTCTACAGAAAATTATTACAGAAAAATACAAAAATAAAATTATCATTTTGGATAATGCTTCCGCACATAAAAACGATACTATTAGAGATTTAGTTAATAAACACAATAAATTATTATATTCAGTTCCATATCAACATTTTAGCAATGCAATTGAGAATTATTTTAGTATGCTGAAATCAAAATTACAAAAATTTAGTGGGTTAAAATATGAAAATTTGAAAGAAAATATAGTAAAAGCGATAGACATTATACCAAAAGAATATTATAATAACATTTTGGAAGGTGCTTATAATAGAAATAAAAAATATATTTCAAAAAATAAAACTCGCAAAAATCCAAAGAAAATGTATAAATAATGGGCGTTTTAAATGTGCAAAGGTGTAAATAGTCTCCATTCATATTCTATATGAAAAACCCTTTTTATTATATTTCATAAAATATAATAAAATATTCCTATATGACTAACGATTCAATGGTTTAATATGCCACACTTTCATATAACCATGGCATTGATATCCTTGCTTGAGTACTTACCAAAGTAAGCGCTGAAAGTGCATGGAATGCACCTATTTTTCTATATTCCGTGTCTATCCCGCAATAAATCATGTTCTCAAACACGGTTAAACATGCCACTTGTATTCGTTCTAACGACAATTCATTATAATACGCATTCATATAAATCACATTGTAAAAAGGGTCGCCAATAATACAAATATTGCGTTTCATCGAATATGGTAAACGCGCACGATAATTCCATATATCATAAAGACATCTATATAATCTCACATAGACTCTGCGTTCTAAATTCGAGAACCAAGAACTCTGGGTATAATTCCCCAATTGGTCTATTTCCATAAATAATTCTATAATTCTATTTGATACTGGGCGAGCCCTTATTCCTTCTAATTTTACAACAATCTCTCTATAGGCAGGTGTATTTACCTGATTCATGATATATTCGGTTCTCGTATTTGTATTTTGCGATGCAACTTCATTATATCTCTGTGTGACTTGTATCGTATTTATATGTTGATTCGTAATCATAGGTGCATCGTTTTCTTTCGCGGCATCTTTAAATAGTATGCCGATGATTTTATATAATCCGATAATATTGGATACAGTATCTTTATCGAGAACTTCGCGGGTATATGGGTTCTCGATTTTCTTTGCCGATTTCAAAAGAGTAACCAACGAAATAATATTGAAACCATATATATGACCCTTCGTATCACGATAACTAAAGAAGAATTCGTATGGAATTTCGCGAATAGGTTCTAATGTGCATGGATCACTATCGTTTGTGCATACTTGCCGATTGTGATAACCTTCCCCCCTCAATTTGAATGAAATTCTTACTATATGACCCCTCGCAATTCGTTGTATTATAATTGCGTTTTTCACCTTATTAAAATGGTTCTCGATTCTTTCTATTAATACGGGTTTTGTGCATGTAATATGTATTCGCAGGCTTTTCGCAATAGATTTTAAATCGGGAATTTTATAACTTTTTAAAATATTCGGGTTTGCTGAATAATCACTATATGATAATGTAGCGGTGGATTTTGTTTTCTCCTTTTTCTCCTTTTTTTCTCCGGTTTCCAAGTATGATGGAAACATAGAACTCGGTCCCGGTGGACTTTCGCTTATGATCAAGTCTGATGGTGTTCTTATAAAACTTCTTATCTCCATTTGAATAGTTTATTAATATGTATTTATATAATTTTATTTACCAATTTCTATATCTAACCATAACATCAGATAATATATTATATATTTATTCAAAAACATATCTATTTGATTACATATTAGTTCCTAAATCGTTCTATCGAGAACAAAATTAATAATATGCTATATAATACAACTGTAATGCAGTCATATAGGGTTGCAACTAAATATATTATCAATAAAATTGATTTAAAGAATTGGTAGTAAGTAATACATAACCTGCCCTAGCTATAATGTCTTCTTTCTCCAACAACGCAAACTCTAAAGCAACTAATGTGTCCAAGTCTACTTCGCCCATTATTTTGGACGTGGATAACTGGGATACAACCGCAAATAAATATATGCAACCAAAAATCAATAAATCCGGTGGTAAAGCCATTACATTAATCAGCAAACAGACGAATCGTTCATTGCATTTGACTACTCCTCTTATGATGACATGGGGAATCGCAGATTTCGTAGATGAACGCGGTGAGAGCGATGGAAAGTTCAGTATTTCTCTGAATTTCCCATTAGATAAAGACTCGAATAAATCGACTGATAATTTCTTGATGAAAATGAAAGCATTTGAGAACCAGATTTTGGACGACGCAGTAACAAATAGTGAATCGTGGTGGGGTGAACATATGTCCCGCGAAATTGTCAAACATACTTTCTTCCCATTCCTCAAATTTCAGAAAAATAAAGAGACGAAGAAGGTCGACCCGACCAAACCACCATCTATTCGTGCGAAAGTTCCATGCTATGACGGAAAATGGGCAGTTGAAATCTACGATACCAAGGGTAATATGATTTTCCCTTGCGAGAACGAGGATATGACTCCTATGGATTTCGTGCCAAAGCAAAGCAATGTCGCATGTGTCATTCAATGTGGTGGTCTATGGATTGGCGGTAAAGGATGGGGTCTCACATGGAAACTCATCCAATGTGTAGTCAAGCCATACGAAGTTGTCAGTGTTTATGGAAAATGCCATATCAAGTTATCAAGCGAAGATGCAGAAGCAATTGAGAACCAAGAGCCCGAAGTCGACGATTTTGACGATATCAAGGGTGCTGTCTCTGTCACACTAGTTGCACCCAATAAATCCGAGTTGGTTTCACAGACACAAAAGGTAGAAATTAACACAGAAATCGAAGATAGCGACGATGAAGACGAAAAAGCAAATTGCCCTCCACCACCGCCATTGGCTAGACACGAATCCTCTCATAGCGAAGAGTTTGTCGATGAAGAGCAACCAGTAGAAGAAGAAAAACCAAAAGAAGAAAAGCCTACCTCAATTCCTAAAAAGATTGTCAAGAAAACAGTCACTGCTACAGCACCTGCTACAGCACCTGCCGTCGAAGAACCAGTTGTAGAAGAACCAAAAGTCGTAAAGAAAAAAGTTGTTAAAAAGACATAAATAGTCATATAAAATAAAATAAAATAAAAAATAAACACTAGCAATACCAATAAAATCATAAAAACTAAATATTTTTTTATGATTTACAAAGAAGACTTCTCTGATAATATAAGATGAATATGCAATATTATATCACCCTTTTCCGATACATTATATACATTTTTTGTATCTATCTTTGATATGCCATTCCTATATAATTTCACTATTTGATATTCCTTTAATAATAGTTGTTCTCTTAATATGCAAAATGTATTACAACCTATATAAAAAAATAAATTCGTTTTATCCCATATTTCATTTACTTCCCATGTAATATTCACTTCTATATTATTATTCTCATCTATAGCAATCCCCTCGGGTAATATAGGAAAACATTTCACAACCAAATCTACGCCACTCATATCATATAGCAATTCGTGATGCCATAGAGGAATTAAAAAAGTTTGTTCACCGCGTACTATTTTATATAGATTGTTTTCGAATAAATCGTCTACCGTAGGATGCATAATGACCGTTTCTGTTTCTACTTCTATTTGACTCTTTTTATAAACCTTTTTATCGAGAACATCCTTTATTTGTAGAATGAAATCGTCAGATAGATTGAAAATTTCTTTATATGATAATAATATGTTATATATTCGGGTTAACAATTCTATATTTATATTATCGAAGAAACTGATTGCATTATTCTCGCATATGCGCTTTAATCTATTCAATATAATCTCTATGACATATACGAATTTCTCACTATCTATACCATCCGGTAAATTATCCCGTATAAATGCAAATAACATTGTCCTATAGGATTCTATTTCTACTGGACCGTCCGCCGATTTCATCAAATATTGATAGGCTTCTTGTATTCGTTGGAATTTTTCGGTTGCTTCGGGTTCGCGATTTTTATCGGGATGCCATAGAAGTGCTTGTTCTCGATATTTCTTTTTTATGTCCTTTGGCGATTCCTCTTCCAATACATTCAATATCCTTCTCGCCTCCGATTTTGTCATTATACCCATAAATTTTTATTATTATATAAAATAGGATTCTTTCTAAATGATATATCGGGCGATAATTATTATTATAGCATTTTAAAAACGAATATGTTTTATTCAATATATCTGTAATATGTTGAGAACCTAATTTATTATTCATTATGAAGTGACATAGAATATACCATATACATTCTGCTGCATCTAAATTATAAATCAAAATATCATAAATAATATCGCGGAATTTCGAATAATTTATTTCATCGGGATTCTCCATTTCATTAATAATAATATCACATATCGAATTAAAAATATCTATGGGTATATTCGACTCGCATGTAATCAATGGGAATGAACGTAATTCTTTTATGTTTAATACCGTATCAATATTTATATTATCTATTATTTTATATGACAATTCGCTCCCATCGAGCCCCCCTATTTCTTCGCAATTTTGCGATGGTTTTTGTAAAAACGTATTATTTTTTTCATACATATTCATTAATTTTAAATATTTATCGGAAGATGGCCTAGGAATATTCACTATATGACAAACATCTAATATTTTATTCGGTATAAAACTCAAGTGTTCCGTGATTAAAACGAATTTGATTTTTATCAGAGTATAATTATATTGTTGTATATAACTATAGAAAATCTCTAATAGTTCGTTATGAATCATATGAAAATTCTTACAAACAATAATACCGATACGATTTGTTTTCATAGAAATAATATCTACTATTTGACTGAATATCTCATACCACGTATTTTTCGAATTGCATCCTAATAGTGACATATCTATCTCATAATGAATATCGCTTATATGATATATGAATTCTTGTTTATCTATTTGATAAATTATCTTTTTCTCATATTTCAATTCACTCGGACTATGTTGACGAATCATTTTGAGAACCTGTGTATATTTACCGACACCAGATGGACCATATATAATCATATTTTCTATATTTGATAAATGGGTGAATGATTCGTGAATATCATACTTATCTACTGCGGTCAAATATTCTTCAAATGTCGATTCATAAAATTTCATATTACCTTGATATGAAATTTTATCATATTCTTTTATATGACTTCTCTACGCAGTATATTTACGACCCTCATGATTGTGTAACATCTGTTGGTGGTGATGTATTCGTTGTAACCACATATAAATCATTATGTCTCTGTTTTATTTTTAAAAATGTATTCGCTTTAATAATTTCATTGATTGTCATTCCTAATAATAGCACAGTAATAACCAGACAAAGGCAATTACGTATTGCTGTTTGGGTTTCTGGTGAGAACCTAGGACTAATCACAAAATATGCAAGCAGTAAAAAAAGCATCGTTGTGCGTTTGAATGACGATTTATAACTATTGATTAAATCCCTATTATCCCTCGACATATCATACGTATTATAGTTATTGCTTGGTGTTTGATATCTAGCATAGTCAAATACCGCAATAATCATCGCAATTGATACTAATTTGAATACAAATGCAATTACTAATACTATTAAAAAAACCATTAATATTTTACTATTATCTGTCGTTATTCCGAATGAATCACCCGAAGATAATTTATCCGTTAATGTTTTATTCGTAAAAATATCCTTTAATATATAAATCCCTGTTATTGTATGTATGCAGAAAATACAAATGAATGCTATGAAATTCGACCAAAATGTTATGTTCATAAATGCGACCCCATAAAGGATGAAAAATATAATATAAATTATAAATTTGCTTATAAATGTCCATATCCCTTCTTTTTCTGCTTCTGTTAATTTCCCCCCTCCATGTTGTTCTTTCGCCCATTTATTCCATTTTTTCATATTATATTATACCCCTATTTTTTCTTATATTTATTATATTTCTTTGTAGGTTTTGTTTTTATCGCATCCTCATTTAAATATGTCTCCTGAATCCAATCCACCAATACGTCTTTATCACATGTCAAAAATGGTTGATGGAAATTGGATAATTTATAAAATTCGGGTTTCCCCATTTTTACAGTCTTATAGAAAATATACGAACCATATTTACCCATACGTATTGATAAATCCGGTGTCAAAACGCGCTGGATATTTGACCCCCCTACTATCTCCTTTTGGGAAAGAGTCAATTCCGCTAGAGAATATTCGCCACGTTTTATCTTTTCTAAATCTATATCCTTCTTTATTTTTATATATCCTCCTTCTATTCCTTTTATTCCTTCTATTCCTTTTATCTCCCTTTTTTTCAATACAGGGCCGTATTTTTCACATATGAGAACATGATTTTCATCAATAGGATATTCCTTCTTCTTCGTATCCTCTATACCTTTTGATAATTCCATTATTTTTATATGACAATCATCGCATATCGTAGGTTCTCCTGAACCATTCGCAATCGCATCTAATTGCGCCTCCATCTTTGCCGTATAACCATATTCAAATAAGTCTAAATAATGGTCATATAGAAAATCTACTACTACTTGTCCTATAAATTGTATTACTAATTTACCCTGTTCATTCCCTATTTTCTTTTCTATTTCTACTTTTTCTAGAGTCCCACGTGTATCCCTACCGCGTAATATATAATTCGCGATTTTTACCGATTTACCCTCTATATTTTCCTTTTTCACATATCCGCGTTCTTTTAATGTATCTACTATACCCGCATATGTGGATGGCCGCCCTATACCTAAATCTTCCAGTTTTTGTATGAGACTCGCTTCCGTATAATGTGACCCCCTATTTTTTATCGTATCTACCGTGGTCAAATATTCATATTCTATATGACATGAATTTTGAGAACCTACCATCGCAGTGACCGCCATATAGAATGTGGATGCCTCTTGAATATCAATCGCGCCGCACTTTGACTCTAACCGCATCCATCCCATATATGATGGTATCTCAATCACATAATGATACACGGCTTTCGTACCCAGCGGCGATGATACAGTCAAATCAATCGAATTATATTTATATGACGACATACAGCTTTGAACCGTGTTCTTCCATATATGATGGTATAATGAAGACCCATCACCCACTATAGAAGATATTTCTATATGACAACAGCGTATCGCCTCGTGTGCGGTATTCTCATCTGCCGTAAGTTCTCCCAAATTCTCCCCTAATATTCTTTCGTCTTTACCATTCTCCTTTAATAAAAAACGGCGGGCTTCTTCTAAAAATGTAGCCGCATATTTCTGACTATCTGTTCTCATATACGTAATATACCCCTCTTGATAAAGCCCTTGGCATATACGCATCGTTTCTTTCGGCGAAAGCCCCAAATGTGTGGATGCATATTGTAATAATCTGGACGTATTGAATGGTAAGGGGGGGGATTTATATGATAATCTAGGGGGTTTTGCCGATAATATATGTGCATAGGTTTGCGATGCCTTATAAAATCCGAGAACTTCATCCTCCCGTTCAAAATCCTTCGATAATGTAAATGCCTTTCCTAAAAACTGCCCGCGTATTTTATACATTAGCTTTATCGGCGTGGCATCTATCTCCCTTTTATTATCATATATTAATTTCAATGCAGGTGTCTGACACCGCCCCGCCGAAAGTGCATTATCTGGATTCCTATAAATATGGCTCCATAATACGGGGGATATTTTGAATCCTACCAACATATCGAGAACTTGCCGGTTATGCTGTGCACGTACCAAATTCATATCTATATGACTAGGATTTGCCACTGCATGTATGATGGCAGATTTCGTTATTTCGTGGAATTTTATTCGCATGGTTGTCGAAATATCCAATTCAAATAGGTCACATATATGCCATCCAATGGCTTCGCCTTCGCGGTCATCGTCTGTCGCAATTATTATAGAGTCCTTCGGATATTGTTTTATAATAGATAACATTTCTTTTATATGACCCTTTTTTTCATCGATTATCGAGAACTTGATGGAATAGTCACCCCCGATTGCGATAGCATCCAAGTTCTCGATTTTTCTTATATGACCTTTAGAAGAAATACAGCGGTATTCTACACCTAAAAATTCCTCGATTTTCTTACATTTTGACGGCGATTCTACTATTATGAGTTTTTTTCCTATGGATTTTTTCGGTGGCATGGTTAATAGTCATATAAAAATATTTCTATATGACTTATTTGATAACAATATAATGATGATTATATGTTATTGAGTCATATAATCTATATGTGGTAACAATTTTGGTATTGAAAGTAAAATTTGCATAATAAGTTATCAAGATATTTATCAAAATCCATTTGAATATTATTCGATAATAAGTAAAAAAATAAGTAATAAAATAATTTTATTATTTATATGAATTTGATATATCTTTGTGTTTTTCACCAGGAATCATATATTCAATTATTAAAACTTTTAATAAATTCTCTATGTTTGAAAGGCAATTTACAAAATACAGATGTGCTTATTATTACTTCACCTGAATATCAAAAACTCATAGAAAAAGAATTTACCAAATATACATTCCAATTTACAGTAAATTATTATTTATTAGATATACATACATTATTTGATGCCGGATGCGCCAGACTTCAGATTTTCAATTATGAGAATATTAATCTATATGATAAAATATTATATTTAGATGTTGATATATTAATTAACAGTGCTATAAATACTATTTTTGATTTAGAAATAAATGACAGAGCTAAATTATATGTATTAGAAGAAGGTAATATAGGACACGAATTATGGGGAGGACATTTATTCGATTTTTCTATTTACGATATAAATCAAACAGCATTTACATCGGGTATTTTATTCTTCTATAATAATTATTCTATAAGACAACTATTTATAGATATTTTAATCCATATAAAAGAATGGATTCAAGATGGTAAAGATGTGCCTGTTACATTAGACCAACCTTTTATTATTTATAATTCATTTATGCAAAATAAATATGATAACCAACTCATGAAAAAATATTTTGAGAATAATCCTTCTGAAGTAGAAAAGGAAAAAATTATCTATCATTTCCCTGGAGGACCAGGATTCTATTCTAGTAAATACGAAAAAATGACGAACTTTTGGAAAAAAATGAATTCTATCGCATTTATTACCTTGACAAATAGTGGATATATTGACTATACATTCAACTGATTGGCTTCTTTAAGTCAAATAAATTTGGAATTGCAATTAAAATCATATTGTATTGGTGAAATCGGTTATAAATCATTGGTAAATAATGAATATCTATGTGAACTCATAGATGATGAATCAAATTCTCTTTTACTTCTGTTCGAAAAGATGACCATCAAGTTATTAGAGGGATTATTATCAAATAAAAAGAGTTAAACATAATATCATAATCTATATGATATCATGAAATATAGAATTCAAATAAATGACCGTAAATATCAAAGTTGGACTGTATTCGACGAAAATAATCAACCTGTGAATATACCTAATTTTTGTCCTATAGAATTGAAATTGTTCAGTGGTGATAATTTCTTATATGACCCTTCTTCACTAGAATCCTCATTTTCCCTTTTGTTCTCCAATATACGTAATAAAACGCAATATGCTGGCGTTTTACAACTCGATAAAATGATTAAAAAAATAAAGGATAAAACCTATTATAAATGCATTCCGGATGATATCCGTCTACCTTTTTTCCTCGTTCCATACCAGCAAAAAATAGGGTTCTCTAAAAAATATACGGATAAATATGTATTGTTCGAATTTGACCACTGGTTATATGACCATCCATATGCGAAATTGACAAACGTATTAGGTCCAGTAGATGATTTACCCGTTTTTTATGAATACCAACTTTATTGTAAAAGTCTCCATATTTCTTTAAAAGAATTTACCGACCAAACGAAAAAGAAAATTGAAACCCAAGATAATCCACAAATCGAAAACCTTATACGACAAATCGAAGAAAATCCGCAATATCAAATCGAATCCCGAAAAATGTCACATAGTGTATTCTCTATCGACCCCCTCGGTTCTCTCGATTTTGATGATGCGTTTAGCGTTCAATGCTTATCACCCGATAGTTTCGAAATATCTATCTATATTGCCAATGTTTTCGTATGGTTAGAGAACCTTAATCTATGGGACTCTTTCTCTAATCGCGTTTCTACTATTTATTTACCTGATAGAAAACGCCCTATGTTGCCTACGATTTTATCAGACCATTTATGTAGTCTTCAGAATGGGGTCACTAGATTCGCTTTCACTATGGATATTACTATTCTATGTGACGAAAACGGAATACCGCACATACAAGGACAACCTAGGTTCTCGAATACTTCTATCGACCTATATAAAAATTATGTATATGATGAACCGACATTATTATGTGACCCCAATTATCGTAAATTATTTGAAATTACTACCAAAATGAAAAAAGGCATAGAAGATAGCCACGATTTAGTTGCACATTGGATGGTTTATATGAACCAAATTTGCGGGGAATATATGGCTAATAGAGGCATCGGAATTTTTCGGTCAGTTGTTCATAAACCACCGGAATTTATACAATCGATGGAACATATTAATACGCGTTCTCTTCGCATTGTCGAACAGTGGGGGAATACATCCGGACAATATGTAAAATATTCGGAAGATATGACCGGACACCAAATAATGAATATTGCGTCATATATACATATTACTAGCCCTATAAGAAGATTGGTCGATTTATTAAACCAAATAGAAATATTACGTGATTGTAATATTGTTACTTCATTTAGTAGCCATTCTATACTTTTTTTCGATAAATGGACAAATCCGTGTCAAATAGATTATATTAACCAATCTATGAGACTTATACGTAGGGTACAAGAAGATTGCGAAATACTGTGTAAATGTACTGCACAACCCGAATTATTAGAACGAGAACATAGAGGTATTCTATTTGATAAAACGAAAAAAAACGATGGTTTTTATAATTATATGGTTTATTTAGAAGATATAGGTATCTTATCTAAAATAGTGACGTATGAAGAATTAGAAGAATATTCCTATATGACATTTCGATTATTTTTATTTAAAGGAGAAGATAAGATAAAACGCAAGATACGTGTTTCTATATGTCATCAATGTTAATTATTTCTCCTGATTCTTCTATGGTTTCTAGTACTATATTATTTTCTTCTTTTGAGTCTTCTTTAGATTCTTCTCCTCTTGTTCTTCTGAAATCAACCGCATCCGATATATCATAATCATCTGTGATAGTTGTATTACCTGTTCTAAACGGATTCGCATATCTATGCATTTCAGATAAGTCTACATCTGGCATCTGTTTTAATAACTCTACCTCGTGTGGATTATATACTTCTATGACATCACACTCTAGTTTACCAAAGTCGCGAACTCCTACCAATAGGAGAGAACCGACCGAAATCAAATTCGACGATTTATTCCTACCGGAGAATTTCCCTCTTATATGACATGTTAATTCTATTCCACATATGGTTTTTACATGACAAATACGTCCACCGCATATTTTTGTTGTGTATGCATATTTCTCTTCTTCTGATTCTGATTTTCTCAATTTAGAAGAAGGTCTATTTGTTAGGAATTTACGTGCTGCGCCTTTCGTTTTATTACCACCAGAATTCTTTACCATTTTGTTGAATGTCAATCTTTTTCAAATGAATATATCAATCAATTTTATTATACCTTATATTATAAAAATGTCTGGAAAAGATACCGCATATTATAAATTCGCAGATGCTTTAAATTGGATTCGTGGAATTAAAACAGAAAATGAGAAAGAAATAGAAAAGACAAAAATCGAAAACTATGACAAGAAATCAATTTTTAAATTTAGTGGATTTAGTAATTCTTTTTTTCAAAAAAAAAATAATACAAATACAGAGAACCAAGAAACCACAAATACATTACAAAAACCAGAGAACCAAGATACTGCAAATACATTACAAAAACCAGACAACCAAGATACTGTAAATACAATACAAAAACCAGACAACCAAGATACTGTAAATACAAAAACCGAAAATCAAGATAAAATAGATACAAATCAAAAACCTGAAAATCAAGAAAATATAAGAAATGGTACCATAAATGAATACGATGAAAGACGGAAAAAACAATATGCAGATAAAATATAAATGGAAATTACTAGCGAATTTATAAGATATGTTGAAGAAGGAATTCCGTTTTCGTTTTCGAAATATGGGGATGGGGAGTATATGTGTGTGCGGGGGTATAGTGGTTCGAATTGTGATGGGGATACATATGAGGAAGGATTAAGGTCAGGATTAAGGTCATCATTTAAGGGTATAGTAGAA